GCTCGTTTATGAGATTTACCCAAAACATTTTCGACTGCATTAAGCAGCAATCCATTCTCCATAGAGAGTATAACTAGTTAATACCTTAATATAAGAAATAATTCTCGATTAGGCAACTTACCTTCCTTGACCTCTATACTTCTTTTTATAACGAGAAGAATTTTTATTGTTTGATGTTTTGGTTTTAGCGTGAACGCCTGGTCTTGATACTTTTGTTTTCTCTGAGTAGAGAGTAACGGATTGTCCTTTAGCCATTATTCAAAATCTTTTTTATAAAACTTACCTAATATATTATCGTTAAGGAAATCTCTATCCTCTAACGCATCGTGTATAAAGATATGCTTTATTTCGTAATAAGTCAACAATTTTTTTGTTGGAACGAATTCTAATATCTCTCTAGACCAGTCTGCAGGATTCGATTCTTTAACTAAAGCTTTGATGTCAGCCTGAGATCCGTAGTATGTCTTCCAATCGGATTCTTTAACTACTTTCTTCTTAGCAGGTACTCTACCGCCAATACCGGCAGCTTTTCTCTCTTCTCTCAAAGCCTCTGTTTCTTTCTTACCCAACTTAATGTTACGTTCGAAATATAAAACTTTTTTTCCTATGTACTTTTTCTTGGTAGGTATATGAGTAACTCTGTAGATAAATCCGTACGTACCTTCTGGCATATCCGTAATACCTGTAATGAGTTGATCCCTATACCTCCATGTTACTGGGGTTATCAGCATAATTTAGTATCTTAAGCGTAGACTATTTGATTTGCTCCAAGTAATGTTAATCCTTCAATGGAACCTAAATCATTGACTTGGAATCTCATAATTGCTACATCGTTAGTGTCTAATTCAACACTGCTTACAGCTGCTTCGTCTACTTCGTACACTCTTCTAATTTTTCTGTAAAGAGGAGAGCCGTTACGTATCTGGTACGCTGGTCTTACGTTTTGGCCGCTTGTGTTAACTTTTAACTCTACAATCACTTCGTCTCCAGCGTTTGCAGAAGCGGGTTTTACCATCCTAAATCGTTGTGCGGCTCCGTTGGAATTATTTGTTACTAACAACCTATTGTATCCGGTACTTAATTCGTATTCGTAATCTGAATCAAACGTAATAGTCATGGTAGGTTCTGTGTCAGCGAAAGCTGCATCATCACCACTCTCCCATTCAACAGCGTAACTCATATACGTTGTGTTATCTGTTACAGAAACGATACGGTACAGTTCTGTATGGCTACCTACACCTGTTACAGCGAGATTTATACTTCCACTTACTGCTAAGTTTTCAAGAGTGTTACTCTGATCGCTTGCACCGCTATCGGTCTTATATACGTCAATTCTATCTACATTAGATCCTATATTACTTACTGCGTATCTAATAGAAACATTACCATTAGCGTTAGGTGCAGCAGGTGATGTACCTACTTCATCTACTGCGTATTGTACAGAAGCTAGATAGGTATCATAAGTGATTGAAGTATCGCTTCCTGGTCTTGTGAATGAACCTGCAGGAGGGTTTACTTCTATAATTTCTCCTGAGGCAGATACCGCTAAATGTTTTGTTGCTGTTCCGGTAAATGTACCTGATCCATATTCATCTGCAATAAGGAGTCCGTCGTTTTTAATTTGGAATTTAGTGGTAGGTGTAACTGTACCGTCTGGGGTGGTTGTAAATTCAATTCTACTCGGATAATCTCCTCCCCCTGTTGCTCCGTCTCCTTTAAAGATAATACCTGCTATATCCGCACTATATACGGATGAACGTGCTACAAGCTCAGCGATTTCTGATCCGTTCGATAAACTAGGTGTTGAGTTTAAAAGCTTAATAGCAGGTCCGTTTGTTGTGCCTTGAATACTTAGGACGTTGTTTGTGTCGTCGTAAGTAAATGTACTCTCACCACCGAATGCTCCTCCGTTATTATACTGAACCTGACCGTCGGAACCTCCAGGTGATGTAGATCCTCCTCCAGAACCTGTGTCTACTGTTAAAGCGAACGTTGTTCCGTCTCCTTTAGTAAATGTGAGAGTGTTACTGTTTACCGAACCAGTCACCATTAATGAACCTGTGTCTACTGATCCTCCCCCAAATGAAGCTGTTGAATAATAAGATAATACTCCGGTAGATGAATTGTACCCAACTACTAATGGAGTTTCAGTGTTAGGTAGCCCGTTGATTTTGAAATCACCATCATCCATCTGAAATAATACAGTAGCGCTATTATCTGCAGTAACAGAGAATGTCTCTCCTTGGAGAACGTCGATACTAAGGCTGTTTGTAGCTAGATCTAAAGTTCTGTTACCAGTTAAGTTTAAACTTGTGTTAGCAATATTAGTATCAGTGTTACTGATTCCTGATAGGTCTACAGCATGTGGTGAGCTACCGCTAAGAAAATGCAAGTTCAATGTATTACTGCTCAAAGAACTTGAATAATAGTAGCTCTTTAAGTTGTTATTCATCTCCTGGTAAGACAGTTCAGTAGTCTTTCCTGATGTGTCGATTGAAGTTTGTCTTAGCGTAATTGCCATAGCTCTTTTATATTAAATATCAAATTTTACTACAAAGGTAGTATCTATATATTGCGATTTAGGTATAGGTTGACCTAATTTTCCGATTGCTATCAGTTCATGTGCGTCGTTATAAAGACCTACAGTAGTGACATATGGTTGGAATTCGCTACCAGTTAAGTTGCTGTTTATTGAGCCGCTCGTTAGTGTGTTATTGTATGTTGTAGGGTTCTGTGAGAAGTTTAATTGTGATTGGTTGGATCTACAGTTGTAAGTATGTGTGAATACATCGTAAGAGGATTTAAATCCTATTGTATAATGTTGCACTATGTTGAAATCTGAGATAGTTTCTTGGTCGGTTATTATTAATTGACCATGTGTGTATATTATATCTCCTACTTTTACGTTGTTGTTGTTTCTGTCTAATAATATACCTTCTCCGTTATCGTAAATATCAAACCCGTTAGATATCGGTGCGTAGATGAATCCGCCAGATACGAAGCTTGAAGATAGGTATTGCTGATAACTGCCGCTGGATTCAATACTTACTGTACCTGGTTTGATTGCATGTCCGAATATGTCTTTAGGTATAGAAAATACAGAAGCAGTTGCCGGTAAGTACCTTACAGTATTTTCGTATAATGTAGATTGATCATACGATTCATAATAACTAACCGGTACGTGACTACCGCTTACACCGGAGTAATATAAATGCTTTAAATTTTTATATACTAATTCTGCGTATTGATTGTCAGTTGTTAAAGTAGCGTCTTTTGTGAACACCGCACCAGAACTTGATATTGCTGTATATACTTGAATACCATAGGACCCGGTCTGACTATTAGTAATCGACCAGGTCTTATGCGCAGTATATGGTGTTATAAACGCATCCTGTTTGTTGAGTTTTATAAATGCACTCATTCATTAGAAGTCTAACTTGATACGTACTAATGCTTCTTTAGTGAAGTCTTTTAATAATGGTCTTGACAGTTTTGCTACTGCTAATAAATCGTTGTTATCATTATACAATCCTACCGATGTCATATAAGCTTGTGGAGCGTTAATCATTACATCATGACGTAAGTCTCCTGAACCTGTAATGTTTGAAGGATTCGTAGAGTAGTTGAATTCTGAGTTTCTCACTCTAACAAAAGCATACTGTGAGCTTACAGTCTCTTCAGAATTAAGTCTGATAGAAGTAAGTCCATTGTATAGTTTCTTAAGGTTGTGATTGTTTGTGTCTGAATCTCTTTCAACTGCAGTAGTGACGATTTCAGAATCTAAAAGGATAGTCCCAATGTCTGGTAAGAAGTACCCTCTTTCTCTAGTATCTACTGCGCCGCCGTTAATACTTCCTGATACTACTCTGTATACTCTACCTGCATCTCCGTAAGTCACTGTTGTGAGTGATTTACTATTATCAATAAATGATCCTGAGTCTGTTACAATCTGGAATGTTCCCGGTAGTAGTTTTTCTTTATATCTTGCTCTATCGATTGATAAAACGTAGAAGTTTTCTAAAGTAGTTGAATTTACAGTAAAATCAGTATCTTCGTCTCCTAATACTAGAGTTCTATACTGACCGTATGTAGTAGAGCTTGGTGATTTGCCGTTTACAGCGCTATTATACAAAGCAGAACCTGAACCTGGTTTATCTGCGTATGAGATAGAGAACTGAACAGCAGCATTGTTGTCTGTATAAGTTGTTTGATATACATCTACAAAGTACTGATTATTAGCAGTATACTGTCCTGAAGATGTAAAGAATGTACTTAGTGTAGGTGCATTAGTTGACCATACTGGAGCTGTAATAGAATCAGCACTGATGGCTATATCGTCGGTTTCGAATCTTTTGAATGACATATTCTATTATAGTTTAGTGATGGTTACTGGTACAGTTATCCTTGCTCCTGAATCTCTACCAATAATGGTCATTGAGGTTTGGAGAGTTGATTGACTACCGAACAACGTGTTTACAGTAGTACCTGTGAAGTTTAATGTAGTTCCAATTACTGTCTTAGATACATTAGTACCTAATGTAGTTACTTGATTTAGTCTTTGAGCTTCATCAGTATTAATTCCTGCTCCGGTAAATGCTGCTGCTACTCTAGCGTCTGCAATAGTAAATACATATCCGTTAGTTTCAGTAGTATTACCTCCACCTAAGTAGTTTAATGTTTCAGGAGTAATAGCTTGACTCTGACCTTGTTTTAACGAAATACTTGCTACAGAAGCTAAGATTGGTAATCTAGCTGTACCTCTCGGTAGAGTAGTAAGCTTGTACTTCATGATTTGAGTTTCATCAGGAAACGCTTCTAGTAACGGCATAGCTTCGATAGCTTCACCGTAGTATGCAGAACCTGATGGATGGGAAGGATTATAGAGTGTATAATCGATCTCGTCATCTGCTAAAGCAAATTGCGTAATTTGGAAAGAGCCGTCGCCTCTTGCTAAAAGCTCTCTACCTTTTTTTGTTAGGATAGCATCAACTGTTACTACCGAATTATCTAAATATCCCATTGCAATGTATTATATATATGTTATAAATATACGATATTTCTATCTTCTTAACTAGGATTACTTCCGTAAGTCTGAGTTAATGTTTTGAATTCTGTTTCTATTAAATCTGTTGGATTATTTCCTATCATAGCTCCTTTTCCTACCCCACTTAGAGTAGCGTCAGAGAAGATTATATGCTCATCACCTTGAACTGCTCTCCAGATTAAAAGACCTGCGTCGATCGGTGCAGCGTTAGATGATCCAAAGCCTATCTGTCCTGTTCTTAAAATAGGATTCTTTAAAGTAATTACACCGTTAGTAGATGTTGTTGCAGAGCTTATCTCATATGCTCCATAAGCTTCAGTACCTACTGTGTAACCATCGTTAATAGGGGTTAGGTCTCCTTGTGCAACTTCTCCTAAATTGTAATATAGAGATACAAACCACCTCTCTCCTGATGATATACTAGCGCTTACAGTAGGTATGAATTCAGAGAATGAGGAAGTTGTATTTGATGGTATGTAATATCCAGAGCTATTTTTACCTACGTGGGATACAAACGCATCTTCATTATCCTTAAATACAATCTGTGTAGGAGCACCTGCTACCCATTCTGCTGTACCTGTTGTTGTATCTGATCCACTAGCAATATAATATGATGCTTTTGAAGGCACTGTTATACCGTGTGTTAGCACTTTAGCTCCTACAGCGTTCATAGATGTTGTAGAGTATTGCTTAATCAATGGCTGATTTAATTCAGGTACTGCTTGTTTTATTGCATCACTAAATCCAGCTTGACCTGGGAATATCTGTGTTGTGCTGTCTAGTGATCTTACTGATATTAAAGAGTTAATCTTCATACCACCTGCTTGAGGGAGTTCAGGATAGGTTCCTCCACCGTATGCAAAATCTACTATAAATGAATCTCTATGCTGTATGATTCCATCAGCAACGTTGTACGCTGTTGAGGTATCTGTTACTCCATTGTACCTGATATTTGTGTAAGACAGGGAATCGTAATTCGTATCTTGTATGTCTGCACCGCTTGCAGTAGAGTTGAGTATGTACCTTAAGTTTTGAGGTTCTATCCCGGTAGTTCTATCTACTTTAGTAAATTTACTACTCAGTTCAGATTCTACTGCATTATTTAAGAGTACGTTATATTCGCTATTATAAAATAACTTATCAACATAATTTTTAAATACTACTGCCGTGTCTGATGTGTTTGATACCCTTGTTACGTTTATTTGCTTCTTGAATTTAAAGTAATAGTGATTAGAGAATTCTTGTATCTCAGTTACAATAAATGTCCTACCCAAAACGTAAATCTCAGTTATGTTATTTAAATCTCCGTCTAAGTTGATAGAGTTAGAAGTAGTCTTATGAATAGTTCCGTCTAAGAGATCGTATTCGTATTGAACAGGGATACCTCCTAGTTCACGTTCTTGGTAACGGATGATAAACTGTTCTACAGTAGGTTCGGTTTCAGCAAAAGTATCAACGTAACCTACAGGTAATACGAAACCTCTGGTAGAACGCTGTACATCGTATGTTATGTCTGGTTGATTACTGCTTTTGTATGTATTTGCTGAATTTAAGTCTTGCGTAGTAACTGTCAGTTCACTTCCTCCTAACTCGCCGTTGAAGATTGGTGAATTATCTTTTATAATCTTATTTACAGATCCTGTCAAACTGCTGAAAGAAGCAGTATAGCTTGTGTTAAGAGCAGCAGGAATAACCCCACCTTCAGATCCACTAGTAAATGCTGTATCGATAGAAGCGCTGTATTCTGGACGGGTCCAAACTGGTACTGGTGTTTTAACTTTACTTCTATCGAGAATATGAGGTTTGATTACGACTCCAGTATTAAGATTACTTCTTGCAGGTACAAAATCTTTAATCATCTTAAATACCTGATTATCATAAAATTTAGTAAGTCTTACAAAATCTTGAATATCGTATCTGTTTGAGCCGGATAATACCAATTCGGCTACAGAGTCTAGATCAATATAAGAACTAGCGTTCTGGTTACGGGCGTCACCGATGTACTGATCTATATGTAAAGTTTTGTTAAGTACGTATGCAAGAGTTCCTTGATTAGGAGATACGTAATTTGAAGGTGTTACGTAGTTACCTGGTAACTGTGTGAGTATGTATTCATTTATATGCTTAGAAGGGGAAAAGCTTACCTCTACAGTATGTAAATCTTGGTTGTATATGTTAGCAGGTTTTTGTATAGATGTATACTGGGATAAAGTGTCTCCAGAGACGGTACTACCTGTGTTGTTTAACCGTACTTTACTAGCGGTTGGGTATTCGTAAGCAAAATAATTTTCCGGTGTTCTATCGGAACCTCCGTAAACTTCAATTGAAAGAGCACTATCCGGTATACCGAAGCAGTTTATAAGAGCTCTTAAACCTCTCTCTGTACCTTTTGTCTTAATTAAGTACGGAAGGTTATGATAGATCCTTTTATAAGTCTCTGCTAAAATGTCTTTATCGGGTGTTGGTTGGTTAGATGCAGTAACAAAACTGTTAATTAATTCGGAACCACTTTGATAAAACTCCCCTATATAACTTGCGGCAAGATTTGATACAGAAAAGTTTGATGAATATAACTTCACACCGAATGATTGAAGTACATCTCTAATTAAATCTTTTGAGACACCTACATCAAGACGGTTATCTGCATCGTATTTATCAGTCATTGCTTTCGAGTAGACCCACAGGCTGTCAAAATGCTGACCTATCATATCAAGGAATCTCGTATACGGTTCGTTGGAGTTATCTTCTCTGATAAACTCAGGTACCGTGTATATTAACCGGCTTTCATTCAACTCATCATATAGAGATGCAGAGGTTAATTGAGAAGTATACCAGCTTGAAGCATTAGCTGCAGTATCATTTTCGTAAGGTCTTAAACTATTAACCTTAGGCCATGCTTTGCTGCTTGAGTCAAAATATAAGAACCTTTCGTACTCGTCGAAGTTAGCAATAATACCTTTTGTCAGGCTATCGTATTGCGGTTTATACACTGTAGATATAGAAGCACTATAGTTGTAGGCTTCTAGAGATACCATCTTACTGTTAAAGTTCTTTAACCTCTGTTCTGCAGAAGAGAAATGGATGAAGTTGCTGAACTCGGTAAAGTCTATACTTAAATCAATACCGCTAGCAGATAACTGCGTAATAACTCCGTGAAGCGAGCTTGTTACAGGGTAACTGTATAATTGATTATACGATAGATACTCGGTAGGCTGTACTTTTTCTTCTCCTGTATCAATATTAAAGTTAGCTCCTCTTAATGTAGGATATACAGGCGCATCAGGAGTAAACTCTGCTTCAATTTCAAAAACTACGCTATCAGATACTATTTCATCAAAAGTAAATCTCGATTTAGTAGAGTATTGAGCAGGTAGAGGTTCGTATAATTTGAGAAGTACGCTGTTGTTTAAATCTACATTTACTCCGATCAGTAAATCGTTACCGCCGAAGTTTAAACGAAACTCAGAGTAGTAAGCGCCTCTATTTACAATATCTTTTAACTGAGATACTAGTTCAGCAGAGTTGTAAATAGGATTTACTGGCAGTACTCTTAACTCTGTTCTATCTGCAGAAATCTCTTGAATAAAGAATTCTTCTGGTGAGATATTACTTAAGAAGTTGTAAAGTAATTTTACCCCACCTTGATCGTATCCTGCTGCTAAAGCATCTCTTTCAGGATCTATAGTCAGATTTGCTCCGTTTTCTGCTCCTTGTAACTGTTGAGCGCCTCTGTAATTTAGATTTGAATCTAAAAGAGTACCATCTAGTCCATATATATGAAGCTCTATATTATCTCTAGATTCATCGAAAGCAGAATTAATTTCAAAAGAATCAACTACAGATCTATCCTGTTCGGTAAAGTTTTCATACCCTACTCCATCAAGTGTAGATTGAACTACTGTATATTTAATTTCCGCCATTTGCTACCTGTATATTAAGGGAAGCAATCTCTTGATTAGCTTCTAATAATTCTTGTCTCAATTCTGCAATCTCATCTAGCAAAGGTTGGATTACCTCGTTATCTAAATCTACATTTAGTAGTTCTGAGCTTTTCTGTACTAAGTATCTATGGGAGTTGTTATCTCCTTCTACTGGTATGTCTAAGTACAATTTGTCGTAAAGCCTGAATAGTTCTGTAACGGTATCGAGATCTTGCTCGGGAACAGGGTCCCCGAATGAATGAAACTCTCTATCTACGATTTTAGAAAGTCCCGTGTTATCGTATACTGTCTTTTTTATCTGTACTTTTGTATTAGCCATTACGTACTACTTTAAATACTAAATCTTCATCGTAGATGTTAGTAGAGTCGTCAATAGTAGATTTTAACAATATACGATAATATCTTTCCGGCTCCAACCCTCCCATATGTACTGTAAAGTAATTTCCGTTGTTATCTCTGCTTAATTTAGTATACGTTGTATCAAAATCTACTACCATTTCTTCAGTGTTCTCATCTCTAATCCCCCAGTATGATTCTAAAGGTAGTACGTTGTTTGCGAGATAATTTGAAGAGGTAGAGAAAGTTCTAACCGGGTATTTAGGTCTTACGTGTAATCTAAACTTTTGGAACCCTTCATCAGTATATCTTCCTCTATTATTTTTAATTTTAATTACAGCGTTTGAATCTGCGATGTCTGATAAGTTAGTGTCGTCACTAAAATCGTCCCATTTAATTTCTAAACAAGGAGGGTATATAGTATGTGTGTCTCCTGAGAAATACTTTAACATTAATTGTCTAGAATTAGCGTAAGAATTAAATTCTAAACTCCCAGTAAGTCTTAATATAAATCCAGCGTTATCAATATCCTCTTCGTAATGAGCTTTGACTCCATCTGATACGTCAATATTAATATCGTGTGTAGATACTACGGTATGTGTTTGGGAAGAATTAAAAGTGTAGTTATCAGACTCTACATACCACTGTCCACCGCCAACACTACCGGAGTAACTAAGCTCAGTGTCGCCGGATACTTGATCTGCTGTCCATCCACCTGATCCTGTACTTTGAGTATAAGCCCAAGATACTCCAGATGAATTTGAAGGTATATCTCCGTATTTACCGCTACCTGCATTCCAAGTAGTAAATGTACTCGGCACATACGCAGGGTTAGCGAGTATTGTGTAGTTCGTAGGTAATTCGTTTGCAGATGCTAAATACAGTCTTAACGAAGCGCTAAAGTCTGTAGCAGCTCTAGTACTTGAAGATACATGTGTGAGTAGTACTTCGTTTACTTCAGATTGATCAAAAGCGATGACAGTACGGGCTACATAGTCTTTGGTTCCCTTTGAGTAGGATCCGATCTCTAAAATCTCATCTCTACCTGTATTCATCACAGGAAACTCAGAGTAGAGTGTAGCGTCTTTTTCAGGAAATATTTTATATACTGCCATGGTTTTTTAATAAATATTAAAATGAAGTAATACGACCTATGATATCTGCATTAGGTTCTTTTAATTCAAATATACAAGGATCGTAAGAAGGATACACAATATTATTCTTAGTAGCTCCTTTAATATCGTAAGCGTACTGAGAGTAGTTACCTCCTACTTTGTTTGTTATTTCTACATTCTGTACTGTCTGTACTCCTTTTACTTTGTCTAATAAAGTATATATACTTCCGATATTAATTGGCTGATTAATATTCCACTTACGTATATCAAAATGCTCCTGCAACGCTTGAGTACATCTAAGTAATACTTCTCTACTTACAGCACCTGGTCTGAGAATAATATCGTATTTTACTCCAATGTTAACTACAAATGCATCTTTAATATTAATTGCATCTGTTACCATTCGATACTGAGATAAGTATTGTTTTAAGTTTTCTCTCATATTAACACTAGCAGTGGTTAGCTTTCTATTATTATCGTAAGCTAATACATACATTGATAACGAAAGAGGATTACTATCAATAATACTATCTGTAGTAGATTTAGTACTTGTTAACTGATCTTGTAAGACATGTACTTTAGCTATTGAACCAAAGCGTGCTGGTAGTGATAATGCTCGTACCATGTAATCTTCTTTGGTTACTGCTCTTAATTGCTCAGAATAAGCTCTTAAAGAGTTTTGTCTAATCTCTTCAATAGTATCTCCGTCCTTACCTCCAGAGGCTGCTCTAGGGTTATTATAGGCTACTGTAGAAGATTTAGAAGTATCTGTACCGGTAGCAGTACCTTGACTTACAACTGTAGTGAGTGTGTTTGCTGGTATGTTTGCTGCAACACCGCCTCCTACTAAGTACCTAACAGTTAATGTAGTATTAGCAGGAGCTAACCCGTATGTACCTGTAAACATAAAGTTAGATGGGTCGTAAGCTACATCAATTTTACTTACTCCAGTTGGGGTACCTAGCCCTACGTTTGTCGGGTCTGGAGTTATTACTGAGTCACTTTGACCAGTTGTACCTGCTCCGAATTGTATTTCCAAGTTACCAGTTGAAGTGAATCTAGTTACAAATCTACGAGGTACTTTCTTTAAAGTTAGTAGATAGGGAGTGAGATTACTATCTGCTCCACTATTTGTGGATTCCTCAAAAATAGTATCTTGGGCTAAATAAGGTACTTCATACCAGTTATTACTACTTCCATCTTCAATATCTAAGATACTTATAATATTACTATCTTCAATAGTGATAGTTCTAAACCGTTCTGGGGAGTCTATTGATATTGTTTTTGTTTTTACTTCACCGGAGAATGCTTTTACTTTTTTCTTAAGTAGAAACGTATTAATAGTATTACCGGAAGATGCGTAAACACTAACATCTGTTGGATCATAAGAACTAGAGAACCCAAAGTTTATTTTCTGGTCGATAAAGAATTTAGTGGTACCGGCGGTGGTAGATTGTAATTGAGTGTTTTCTGGTATTACTAAAGCTTGATTCCAGTTTGGTGCGTTTCCGATAGCATCGACTTGTTGAAATACTTCAATATCAACAGATGCGGCAGTACTTACTTTAGGACGGTACCCCATCATATATGCTAAACTATATAAGTTACCTGGTTCTTGAGCGTACTGTAATAAGGTTTCTTGTAGCTGTATATCTTGATAGAAGGAGAGTACGTCTCCTACGTACGCAGCCATCTCCATAAACATCATACCAGGTGATGTTGGAGAAAAATCATTGTATGCATCTGGGAAATAATTCTTAGCGTAGTCAGTTAGTTGCTGACGGAAATCGCTGAAGGTCTTATTAACGTATTTGATGTCTCTCTCTTCTGCCATTATACTTCAAAGTTAATTGCTACTTCGTCTTCTATATTAGTTTCTGATACAGCGTATTTTAATTCAAATTGTACCAGGTTTTGATCTGGTCGTGAGTCTAGTGATAAGTTCTGCACTACTACTCTTGGGAAGTATAACTGTAGGTTTTCTAAGATTAATTCTCTAATCTCATCTATCTTATCTTGTGTAATGTTTTCAAACAGTAGATTACGTAATCCAGCTCCAAAATTAAGATTGAATACTCGCTCATTCTTACCTGTTAGAAAAAAGTTAATAAGATTATTACGGATTGCGTCTTTAGTTTGATATGTAGATGTGAACACAGATCTGCTAGAAAAAGGTAAGGATACTCCGATAGCTTTTCTAGGCTGTAAATCTAATGGATCAATCTTACGCTTATTATAGGCCATACTTCTCTTTTTGCTTTCTATCAGCTGTGTTTACAATAGCAGCTGCTTTGTTTACAAAACCTAGTTGAGATAAATCTAATCCTACTTTTGGTGCTGCTGCAACTGCTGCTTCTACTGCTTCAGGTGCATCTGATACTGGTTTGGGGGATCTTCCTTGAGGCATAAATGCACTACGGTTAAAATTCTTAGCTATATCAGCTCTAAAATCTCCACCTATATTACGGTAATCTTCTGCTGTCATAGAGCCTTTGGTTTCATTTAAGGCGTCTAAAATAGGGTTACCGGTAGATTGGATAGGTTGAGATGCAACCTGTTCTTGTACTGGTTGTTGCATTTGAGTAAGCTCTTCTCTAATCGCTTCTCTTACTGCTTCTTTAATAATTTTCTTAAAATCAGATGCTTTCATAATTATAAATAGTTTTACTGTAGAAGTTTGTCTACTTCAAACTTAGCTTCGTTTATTAATACCTGTATAGAGCTTGAGAATGATTTATCTCCTACATAAACTTTCTCTCCTTTTGGATTAGTAACCTCTACAAAGTTACGTGTCAACTGTCCTACTTGCTCCGAGTTTACTTTTATTGAATGTTCTTTATATAATGCTTCTCGAGGAGTCTCTTGAGTTAGTTTAGTAACGCTCGAAAGTACTGCTGCGATATCAGGGTTATCAGAGATTCCTTCTTCAGCGCACGAGTTTATTAAGTCTTCTAATACTTTCATCTCTTCGAGAACTTTCTCTAACGTATCTATAACGCTAGTGATCACTATAGCAGCTATGATTACTTCGTCTCCGTATTTATCTATAACTTTACTAGCTTGAGTAGCAGCAAATTGAGTAGGAGGGTATATTTTTAGTATGTTGACTACTATTTTTAAAGCTGCAATAATAGGTGGAATCTTTTCAACAAAATTAGAAATAGGTTCAATCCTTTTGTTCAACCCTACTAGAGGTTCGTAAATGTTTTCGCGAATACGAATCAATCTCTCTAACTCTGCAGGAGAAGGGCAAGAAATATTTTCTTTATCCGGTATGTATTCAGCTACAAGATCTTCTATTCTTGCGGTTGCTTTTTGAGCGATAGCGTGCTTATTGCTAAGTACTATTCTATATAAACCTTCTAGTGCCATTACTCAGTATAGGATTTAGTTGATTTTAAAGGTTCTAATCTGCTGAGTAGAGTGCTGGTTCTTTCAACTAAGCTGAACCCTGCATCTACTACCTGTATTACAGGTCCTCCGCTGTTTGCTGCTGTAGTTAGTAGTTTTCCAACGTTTTGCAATTCTGTAAGAAGGTCTTTTAGTAGTTCTACAGTATCACCTCCTTTTAATAGAGGTTGAGTGTTCTTCTCTCCTAATTGAATCTTAGTAGCGTTAATACTTACGTTTGAAGTTCCTTCTAAATACACATCGGCAGCTTTTATGCCTATCTCGTTAGCTGCTGTTAATAATATAGTATCGCGGCCGTTTAATAATACCCTATTAGTATTGGCAAGAAATTGACTCTGTTGATATAAATCTACTCCTTCTGGTGAGAAAAGGGAGAAGGTTTGAGAAGGTGTTAGTTTAACTTGTTGATTGGAAGTTAAATATAGAGAAGAGAAATCTTCGTTTACATCTTCAGTAATCGTTGTAAACCCTTCATCAGTAGTAACTTGACCGTT